GAGAAACCCGCTCTCGCCGAATCTACATACAAACCCCTGGGGGGTATCCGTGTCGATCGTCGTTGAGGCCAGGAAGGGTTACCGGGCAGGGCTCGAGGCGATGCGGGACAAGTTGGCTGCCGACATGGATGCGGCGCTTCCGGCGGTTGTGGCACAGATCGCCGGCCGGTTGCAGGATGTGTTGAAGGAGCTCGCGGAGTTGTCTAGGGGCGAGGAGGTGACGTTGACCGATGTCCTTGCTGAACGACGTGCGGCGCGGGTCACAGCTGCCAAGCCACAAACATCTGCCAAGTCTCGTCGCAAAATGGGAGGCGGCTGAGGAGGCGATCGATCTGGCGGCGGTCGCCGGGTTGGAGCTCGACGATTGGCAGCAGGACGTGTTGCGTGGGGCGATGGCGCAACGTGTCGATGATCAGTGGTCGGCGTTCGAGGTGGGGGTGATCGTCACCCGTCAGGCGGGTAAGGGCACGATCCTCGAGGCCAGGCAACTCGCCGGGTTGTTTCGGTTGAAGGAGCGGTTGCAGCTTCATTCGGCGCATGAGTTCAAGACGTGTTTCGAGCATTTCCGTCGGGTGAAGGATCTGGTTGACAACTGTGACCTGTTGCGCCGTCAGGTGAAGATCATTCGGACGGGTGCCGGGGATCAGGCGATCGAGTTGTTGAACGGGTGCCGGTTGCGGTTCATTGCCAGGTCGCGGTCGTCTGGGCGTGGGTTCTCGGGTGACGCGGTGTATTTGGATGAGGCGTTTCAGTTGTCGGATTCGACGATGGGTGCTTTGTTGCCGTCGTTGTCGGCTCGGCCGAATCCGCAGATTTGGTACACGTCGAGTGCGCCGCATGCCGATTCGGAGGTGTTGCACAGGGTTCGTGCCCGTGGGTTGGCGGGTGACGGTGCGCGTTTGTTCTTTGTGGAGTGGTCGTGTGAGCCTGACGCTGATCCGTCGGACCGTGAGAACTGGTATCGGGCGAATCCGGCGTTAGGGGTGCGGATCGCTGAGGAATCGGTCGAAGCGGAGTTTCATGCGCTTGCGCCGGCCGAGTTCGGGCGGGAACGGCTCGGTATCCCGGATCAACCGGACGTCGATCAGCAGGTCATTCCGGCCGATGTGTGGGCGGCGTTGGTCGACTCCTCGAGCGAGATCGCTTCACACACCTGTTACGCCCTTGATGTGTCGCCGGATCGGCGGTGGGCGTCGTTCGCGGCTGCCGGCCGCCGGGTTGACGGCCGGTTGCATGCCGAGGCGCCGGAGCACCGCCCTGGGACCGATTGGGTGTTGGCGTATGCGGTGGAGCTCTACCGGAAGTTCAACCTTCCTTTGCGTGTGGATAAGTCGGGGCCGGCTGCCTCGTTCATCGCCTCGTTGCGTGAAGCCGGGGTTGAGGTGGTCGAAGTCACCGCCGCGGAGGTGTCGCAGGCGTGTGGGCAGTTCATCGACGCCGCACTCAACGACGGGTTACGGCACCTCAACGGAAGTTCGCTCAATTCGGCTCTGAGAGGCGCTGTGCTGCGTTCTAACGGCGATGCCGCGCTGTGGGGGCGCAGGGTGTCCAAAACGGATATCAGCGCCCTTGTGGCGGTCACTGTGGCGGTGGGTGGTGTGCCGGCGTCGGCAACACCGAAGATTCATGTGTGGAACGGAGGCGACAGGTGAGCTTCTGGACTTGGCTGACGGGTGCTCCGAACCATGCCGGCGAGACGTCGAACCTGAACAGCCCGCCGCCGGCACCGGGCACGGTTGGCCCTACCGGCTACAACCCCGGCGATCCGCACGGTGTGGAGTTTCAGGGTGATATGCCGGAGACGCGGTCGTTGCCGTCGATCATGCCTTCGCCGTGGTCCGGGTGGCCGGCTGAATGGTCGACCCCTGTGTGGGATTTCGGTTCCCGCTTCAATGAGCTTGTTGATGTCGCCTGGGCGTGTCTCGACTTGAACGCGAGCGTTCTGTCGACGATGCCGGTGTACCGGACCCGTAACGGTGTTGTGGTTGATCCGGTGACGTGGATGACGAATCCGGAGCCGTCGATTTACACGTCATGGCATGAGTTCGCCAAACAGCTGTTCTGGGATTATCAACTGGGCGAGGCGTTCGTTCTGCCGGTTGCGTATTTCGCGGACGGGTTCCCGCAGACGTTCCGGGTGATCCCGCCGTGGATGATGCATGTCGAGATGCGTGGCGGCGTCCGCCAGTATCGGCTCGGAGGGCCGACGGGTCCGGACGTTTCGGATGAGATCCTCCACATCCGCTACAAATCGACGACGGACGGGGCGCATGGCTGCGGTCCGCTCGAGGCTGCCGGGGGCCGGATGTTGACCGCCGGTGTGTTGGCGAACTATGTGCGTCAGGTTGTGTCAACCGGCGGTGTTCCCGATTACACGCTTGAGACGGATGCTCCGCTTGATTCGGTGCAGGCACAAGACCTGTTGAATCAATGGATGTTGTCGAGGCAATCGAACCTTGGCGCGCCGGCTGTGTTGGACGGTGGGGTGACGTTGAAGACTCATATGGCGATGTCGCCGAAGGATATGGCGATGTTGGAGATAGCCCAGTTCACGGAGGCGCGTATCGCTGTCCTGTTGGGTGTGCCGCCGTATCTGGTGGGGTTGCCGTCCGGTGGGGATTCGATGACGTACGAATCCACCGGGGCGATCTTCGACTACCACGACCGGTCTTCGCTTAGGACTAAGGCGGCGCATGTGATGGCGGCGCTGTCGGGTTGGTCGTTGCCGGGTCCGCAGAAAGCCGAACTCAACCGTGACGAGTATTCACGGCCGGCGTTCAATGAGCGGGCTGATGCGTGGGTGAAGTTGGTGGCTGCGGGGATCGTGTCGGTCGAGGAGGTGCGCGCCGCAGAGCGGTTGTTGGGTGATGCTCCGGCGATGCCGGCTCCTCCTCCGGCGACTGTCGCACTCACCGGAGGTGAGGTATGAGCGAACTGTTCGTCCGTAACTCGACGTTGACCGCTGTTGACCACAAACTACGTGTGATTGACATGGTGGTGGTCCCGTGGGAAGAAGAAGCCGATGTCTTGTATCGCGGCGAATTGTGGCGTGAGGTATTCACGCGTTCGGCATATGACGGCATCGAAGGCCACGCCGGCCGGGTCCGCGTCAACCGCGAACACGTCAAGGGCGACACAGTAGGCAAGGCAGTTTACTTCGATCCTTCCGACTCTGTCGGTTTGTTGGGACGGGTAAAGATCGCTGAAACTGTTCGGGGTGACGAGACATTGGCGTTGGCTGAGGAGGACATGATTTCTCCTTCGGTCGGGTTCTATCTCAAGGCACCATCCGATCAGGTGTTGAATAAGCGTACGATGGTGCGCCGTATCAATCGGGCGTTCATCGACCACATCGCATTGGTCGAGTCGCCCGCTTACGCAGGAGCTCAGGTGTTGGCTGTTCGAGCGGATCAGTCAGAGCTCACGGTGACGGATGCTCCGCTGCCGTCGACACCGCTGCTGGATGAGTTGATGAACGCCGACGTTCTCGCATGGGTGACGGCACGGCTCAACCGCAGCTAGCACAACCAGCCGTCCGGGGTGCGGACGGTGTCGGTCGCCGTGTGGGCGACAGTCGGTGTGCATCCCCAACCACTTCACATCCCAAGGAGGATGCGCGCAAATGAACAGTCAAGCCAACGACATGATGATTCGTCGTCTCGAACAGGAACTCCAGGAACGCTACGCAGCGGTGCAAGGGTGTATCGGCACCGCACAGGACGCGGAGCGTGACCTGTCGACGGCTGAGCAGGACATGATCGGCCAGTTGAACAACCGCATGGAGGAGATCAAAGGGCAACTCGGTCAGCTGGAAACGTCGGCCAATCTCGCCGCGCAGGTGCAGGACCGCATGAAGCAACTCGATCAGGCGCTCACCACGACGCGCCGTGTCGGCACCAATGTGGTTGAGTACCGGTCGGCTGGTCAGTTCGTCTGTGACCAGTGGGCAGCGCATCTCGGCGACCGTGGCGCTCAGGAACGGCTCGAGGTGTTCTCCCGTGCCGCCGCTCACCAGAAGACCTCTGACAACACCGGTGTCGTTCCGACGCCGGCTATCGGTGATGTCATCAACTTCATCGATGCGAGTCGTCCGATGGTTGCCGCTATCGGGCCTCGTCCGATGGAGTCGCAGAACTGGTATCGGCCGCAGATCACCCAGCAGCCGACGGTTGGTGTGCAGGGTTCTGCGGGTGCGGCAGCCGATGAGAAGTCGGAGCTCACCTCGCAGAAGATGACCATCACTCGGCTGTCGGGTACGGCGGTCACGTATGGCGGCTACGTCAACGTGTCTCGTCAGGACATCGATTTTTCGACGCCTGACATCATGGACATCGTCATCGAAGGTTTGGCCAACGCTTACGCGTTGCAGACCGAGACGGCGACCGGGACCGCGCTTGACGCGTCAGCGGCAACGAATGTCGGCTACAGCGCATCCCCCACAGCGGCGACGTTGACGGCGGCGTTGTGGTCCGCGGCGGCAACGATCTACGCCGCTGTGAAGCGCCCAGGCAATCTCATCCTCGCGGTCGCGGCTGACAGGCTTGCCGCGTTCGGTCCGTTGTTTCCGCCGTACAACGTGCAGAACGGACAGAGTGCGGCTGGTCTGCTGGCCGGAAGCTTCGGTTCCGGTGTGGTCGGCAATGTCGCCGGTGTTCAGCTGATCATGTCGCCGGGGTTGGCGTCGGGTAAGTCGTTCCTGTTCCATCCGGACGCGGTTGACGTGTTCGAGCGGCGGGTCGGGGCGTTGCAGGCAACGGAGCCGTCGGTGCTCGGCATCCAGGTCGCCTACGCCGGGTATTTCACGCCTGTCCTCATCCCCGCCGGTGGTGTTACCTCCAACGG